GCGTTCGCGGCCGCGCTCTTCCTCGGCAGCTTCGAACCGGGCCGCACGCTCTTCGCGCCTGATCGAAGCATCGAGCTTGTCCAGTTCGTCCATGATGTCGTCATGGCGCTTTTCCAGCTCGGCCGTGCGGGCGTCGTCGGTGTTCTTGCGGATTTCATCGAGAGCGGCACGGGCCTGNNTTCCCGCTTCTCCTGCATTTCACGAAGGGTCATTTGGATACTCCATGATTGACCATGAAAAAGCCCGCCGAAGCGGGCGTTAGGGCGGGAAGCGGGTGCTGCCGCGCCACCTCCGGCGATGCCGGGGAATTGCTTATCGAATGCCGCGGATGCGCTGTTCCATCTGCGCGCGGCGCGCCTCGATGCGGCGGTGGGCCGGGTGCTGCTGGGCACGTTCCTGCCGCGCCGCCTCCAGCGAGCGGCGAGCGATCGAGGTGCCGTCATAGGCCGGCTCCGACACGATACTGACCTCGCGCAACTCGACCTCTAGAATGGTGCGGCGCGGCGGGTCTACCGTCTCGTCCCATTCCTGGCGGAGAACCGAAAAGCCGAAGGACATGCCCGAGATGTCGCCGCGCTCGACCAGCGTAGCCACATCGCGGCCGTCCGAAGTATCGGGAAGGTCGATATCGACGTGCAGGCCCTTGGCGTCTTCCTTGAGCCGAAGGGTGCCGGCCGAAGAGCGTCCGAGCACACGGCCCCGGTCATGATCGAAATATGCCCGGACATCGGCGGTCTTGAGCGTTTCGGTGAACGCGCCTCGGGCCAGCGTCTCCTCGAACCAGCCGCCGATATTGGCGACTTCGCCGAACACGGCGGCATAACCAGCCACGGTCACCTTGTCGCCGTCGGCGCGGCGCTCAACGGGCAGAACAAGCGAACGCTGCTCGTTCTCAGGCTGCTTTTGGCTCATCGCCTTCTCCATTGTCGGTTGGTTCTGCCGGCGCGGTTAAGGCCGGCTGCTGCCCCAGGACGACGGTGGCGCCTTGCACCAGCAGTTCGTCGGCAGCGGGGTTCTTGTGCTTGGGCCGGTTCTCCAGCGCCCGGGCTTCGTTAGGGGTGAGCTGACCGGTCTGGATGGCTTTGGCCAGCGCCTCGCTGCGGCTCTTGAAGTCGCCACGCTGGAGGCCATCGAGATTGTGCTCGACGTAACTCGACTTAGCCGACTCGCGCCCATAAATCTTGAGCGTGGCCTCTGCCTCGAATGCCTCTGCCCATTGCCCGATCAGATGCTTGACCAGGTTCAAATCCTGCTGCTCGGTGTTGGCGAAATTGCCCTTGGTCAAATCCTGCAAGAACATCGGCGGCAACTGATAGGCGCGCGCGATCTCCTGTACCTGGAACAGGCGCGCCTCGGTCATCTGGCCCTTTGCAGGGTCCATGCCAACCGGCTCCAACTTATGGCCGGCAGGAATGGGCAGAATGGGGCTGCCGCTTGCCCGAGCTAACTTGATCGATTTCTCGATATCGGACTGCGCGCGCTTTAGGGCCGCCTCGCCTTCCGGGAGCGGACCCGAAATCGAGAGCGGAGGAACACCACCGCCGGCAAAGAACGTGCTGGCGTAGTCGTTCATCGCAAGCGAGAGCTGGATGGCCTTGCTGGCCAGCGCGATCGGGCCATAGTGGCCAAGCTGATCGTCTTTCAGCATGTAGGCGATGTCGATCACGTCGGCGGCCGGATACTCCACCCCGTCGTGAGCGTAGATGGTGGAAAGGCCTCGGCGCCTTACCCGCGTCTTGGCCGGATTGAGCGGCCAGGTGTTGAGAACATCGCCGCCGATCTTGCGCTCGATCCAGAACAGGCCACGCCCGCCGGTGAAAACGCACTGCCAGAAATACTGACGGGCCTTGAAGCCATTCATTTCCGGCGTGGGGTTGCGAAGTACCGCCTCCACGATCCCGTTCTCGCGCTCCACGCTGCCGTCAGTCTTGAGAAAGGCATGCAGCGGCAGAGCGGCGAGGGTCCGAGACAGAAAGTTCACAGCGGCATTGACCGCCGGCACTTTGAGCGCCGACGCCGTGGTAACGGTCGGCAGCGAGACCCCATCCATGCCGAAGAACGACATGAACTCCACCGTCTGGCTCACCGGGACGGTTGGGTTCTCGATGCTGCCTGCGGAGCGCTGTTCGCCTCCACCGCGCGCAATTTCAAAAGCGACCTTCATTTGATCATATCCGCGACGGTAAACTCTGGGTCATCCCAAGGGGATGAAGGCGGCGGCGCTGGCGAGAACTCATTGTCGGCCGCACCAACGGCCATCGCGATCGTCACCATGCCATCAATCCTTCCTCGACTGCGCTTCTTGTCGAAGCAGCGGTTTTCCTGGCCGTCGCTCTCGACCTTGGCGTTAGCCGCGCATGACTGCGTGACCGGCGAAGCCTCTATCGTGATGGTCTTTCCGAGAATGCGATCTTCGAGCCGCACGATTGAGCGCGGCATCGTCAGTTGCCGGTCTTCGAACCGTACCTGCTTGCCCTGGGCGTGTTTCACGAGCTTGAGACCTTCGCCCTCCGGCTTGTCCGGCCCTTCCCAGCGCCAGACCGGGAACCCGACATCCTCGCAGGCCTTCTCGAAGTCGAGCATGAACGCCGCGTCGAAAGCCAGGAACTCGACATCGTGTTCGGCGACCAGCTTCTTGACCTGCTCGGCGATGAACGTGTTGTCGATCACCGCGCCGGGCACAGCGGCAAGCCGCGTCGAGGGATCGAGCGACCATCGGGCATAGGGTGTCCGGTCCGCCCGCGAACGGTCGGCAATGCCGTCCTTCGTGGTCCAGTACCAGGTCTTGACCCAAAGGTGCCCATTGTCGTCGATCCAGCAGCAGGTAAGCGCCGTCAGGTCGTTCTTCTTCGACAAGTCCAGCGAGAGCCAGCACCGGTAGCCCTTGAGGCGTGCCTCGTCGACAACGCCCTGCACCGCCGACCAGGCCTCCTCCGCAATCCAGAATTCGGTCGTGCCTTGCGGAATGCCGAAATAGAGCCGCTTGGTCGATAGGGCCGTTGAGAGGAGCTGCTTGGCCGTGTTGACCATGCCCCGCACGTTCTCTTCCGGGAAGGTGATACCCAGCGCCGGAAGCGCCTTGGTCCACACCTCGGGTCTATCGAAGACCGTTTCCCGGTCTGCCTTGTCGACGCGGGCGATGAAGGCGAAAGCCTCGTCGTCGTCGATCTCTCCGAGCACCACCTTCTGGTAGTAGTCGGAATATTCCGTGCCGACGATCTGGTCGGAGGCCGGCGTGTTGGTGCCGAGCAGCATGAGAGCATCGCCAGGCATCTTCGCGATGGCGTTCTTCCACAGCTCAAGCGAGGTGTTCGACTTGAACTCATGGATCTCATCGGCCGCCACCAGAGTAGGCTTTGGGCCGGAGACCGCCTCACCATTGGCCAGCGCCTGGAAGAGCGCATCGTTACCCGGAAACTCGATCTTCCAGGCATTGTCACCCTCGCCACGGATGAGCGCGCCCCCGCGCTCCACGAGCGTATCGGCCTCGTCGACTTCCTCGCCCTCGGCCGGCGGTATCGGCGCCCTGCACATGGCAACGGCGTCCTTGAACAGGACGTTGGCCGTATTCTTGTCCTGGCCGATGGCGAAGGCCTTGGCGCGCTTGATGCCATAGAAGCCGGTCATGTAGAGCCCGATGGCCGCCATGAACGGGCTTTTGGCCTGCCCCTTGCCGGTTTCGAGCCAGGCCGAGCGGAATCGCATGCGGCCAGAAGTCTTGCGCCAGCCGAACAGCGAGCCAGCAGCGAAGATATGCCAAGGCAGCAGGCGGAAAGGCTGCCCTTCCTTCGCCCCTTCCGTGATCGTGAGCATCGCCGGGAAAAACCCGATGGCGTGGTTTGCCCGATCAGGCTCCCACCTCAAACCGCGATCCGCTCCAGTTTCGAGGTCACGCAGGTGACGACGAGCGGCTGCGATCTCCAGTTCGCCGGCTAGCGATCCATCCGGCCGGCGCCCCTCGGCCGTTGCGATGGCGTAGGCCGTGGTTGGATCATCCGCCAGATAGATATCGGTCGGCGGCCCTTGGCGCTTTCTTGCCATTCTGAACCTTTGTCGCGGTCGAACGGCGCCGCGGCGAAAGGCCAAATTCGGCCTCAAGGGTCGCCGCGTCCGATGCCAGTTCCCTCATTGCGGAGAAATGCGGGCTCGTCCGCGCAATGGCGCGGTTGTTGCCCCGTTTGGGCTTCGTCACCGCCCCGTGCTCGGCCACCTCGCGAAGCGATCGGTCGTAGAGCACATAGGCGACGACCAGGCGCTGGAGCGCGTGGGCATTGCCCGGCGACATCAGCGCCCGTTCTTTCAACTCGGTGGTGACCCGGCGCCAATGTTCCTTGGCCGCCGATACCTCCAGCACATCGTTGAAGAGGCTTTCCCAATCTGGTTCGGGCACAATCGCGCCCGTGCCTTCAATCACGTCCATGACACATCACCCCTTCGGGGTGGCCCCAACTTTTTGTTCTGAAAATGCTCTCGGTGCGAACGAAGCTCCCCGGGCGGTGTCCACCCCTAGGCCTCCACACTTTCGACCCTCCCCCTCCCTTGGCCGGTCATCGCGCGGTGAGCCGGGCATGGCGGCGATATCCCGTGCCTCTTCGCCCATGTCGATGGCGACCCAGCCTTAGCGAGCGCCACGAGCGTCATGAGGCGCGCCCGATACCATCACGGGAGCTTGACGGTCAGGGATAGGGTCAGACGAGCCACTGTTGCGCCTCACCGGTTCCAGGGATGATCCGGGTCTCTCGGTCTGCCGTCGACATCGGATCCATGATGGTAGTCGTGACCGAACTGCTCCGCCGTTACCTGCGCATGGTGGGCGTTGCAGAGGTTGCGGGTGTTCTCGTCGGTGTCTCTTCCGCCATGGGCGAGAGGAACGATGTGGTCGACGACATCGGCCAGGGTGACACGTCCCACCGCCCGGCACATCTCGCATAGGTAGCTGGTGCGGCGGAGACGGCGGATACGCTGGGCAGCACCGGCACGACCACGAAGGCGCGGAGTGGCGTCGGGCTCTCTACGCAGCATGGCGAATTTCACCCATGGGCCTTAGCGGAGCACCAGCAGAAGCACGGCCACCACTATTCCGCCAGCGACCGAGGCCGCCAGTGCGCCAGCCCACATGGGGACAGGCACGAAAAAGCTCACGACAATCATCACCAGCAGCACCGGCACGAAGCCGAGGGCGAAGAATGCCAGCGCGAAAAGCGGGGTTAGATCAGGGATCACTGCGCACCTGCCATATTCAGGCTAATTATTGCATCACAAAAAATAGCTTGCGTGAGCTATTAAACGTGATACAAATTTTCCTATGAAAATCACTTGGGACACACCGAAGCGCCTAGCCAATCTCGACAAGCACGGGATGGACTTCGCCACCCTCACGGTCGAATTCTTCGAGACCGCCACGGTGTTCCCGGCGAAGAAGGGCCGCTACATTGCCTTTGGGCAACTCAATGGCGTTCCGGTCATCGCCGTGGTGTTCGCCACTCTCGGGACTGAGGCCATCTCGGTTATCTCGATGCGCCGCGCCAGCCCCACAGAAAGGAAGCGTCTATGACCAAGACCAAGAAGGAATTTCAGCCCGGCCGGGGCTACACCAAGCAAGATTGGGACGAGGTAGACAGCCCCGAACTCACCGAGGAACAGATTGCTGCCGGCGGCAAGCCGTTTGCCGAGGTATTCCCCGAGCTGGCCGAGAGCATCAAGCGCTCGCGCGGCCGCCCGCGTGTGGACATCCCGTTGCAGCAGATTTCCATCAGGCTTGAGCCCGATGTGATCGCCAAGTTCAAGGCCACAGGCAAGGGCTGGCAGAAGCGCGTGAACGACGTGCTCAAGCGGGCCAAGGTGGGGTAGTAGCATTGAACAGCAATTTCGCAATGCGGCTGCATGAGGTGGCTCTTTATAGAGCGCTTACGCACAATATCCTGGCGGATCGCTCCGGCCTGCCCGTCACCGTGGTTCGCGCCTTAATAACAGGCCAGAGAGAGCCGACACCCTCCGAAGTCGAGAGACTGGCGAGGGCGCTCAAAATCCCCGGTCAACGATCTTGTTGAGTAGTCGAAGCGGGCCGGGCTTGATACCGGGTCAAGCTTTCATCTTCTCGGCCTGTGTTGATAAGCCGCAGAAGACTCGCTTTTTTCGCTGAATCACAGCAAGCTCCGATTCGGATAAGCGACAGCCCTTCGCCAGGTCTATCCGCTCCCTACAGGAGGGGGATAGAGCTTCGGCGGGTAAGCCGTCGAAGGGGTGCAAGCCCTACTTGCCTTCCAAGCTCGGAAGGAGGTGAGCGCGTTGCGCGTTTCTTGTCCGATAGTACGGCCGGTGTCGGTAATCGACTACCTGCGGTACAGGCTGGGTCAGTGGGAATATGTTCGTTCCCACTGCCGCCGTTGGCCCCATTCACGGGCTGACAAGCGGTAAAACCAGCAATGTCTGATAACTCGGCCCCGCTTCGGCGGGGCTCTTTTTTCCGACTCGCCAAGAATGGGGCACGTTGACCCTGGCGTCAAACGATCCTGTCCCCTGTTTGTTCACTTTTGTCGGATTATTTCCAACCAGCGGCGCGTTCAACGGGATGGGGATTCGAACCCTCACAACTTCGGCTTCAGTCTACTCGTAGGCCCCATCGGGCGAATTAGGTGCGCCACCGGCCGATGACGACTTCGCGGAAGGGAGCTACCCGCGCCGCGCTCGCTGCGCATGGAACGAGGCCCATGCGCGACCTGTGGAACTGTTAGGCGCGGTATTTGGCCAGACTGCGCCGTCGCGACTGCCAACCTACTGACCGCCTTTCGTCCGCCCCAGGCATCTAAGGCACCGTCTGCCTACTCTGCCACGGACGCTCCGAGAATCTCTTACACGGCCAGCTTGTCGGGAGCGCCTGTGCCGTGAGCCGTTCCGAGGTCTCTACTAAGCCCGGAAACGCAAAAGGCCCGCCGAAGCGAGCCTTGCTATTGGCGCAAAGCACCAACATAGAGAAACCATAGGGTGATTTGGCCTGCGATGCAAGCAGGCCAAATGCCAGAAGCCATCTGACCTTCCGTTGGTCATACGGTTTCGTGATCGATCCGCCGCAACGAATATCGGAACGATAGCGCGGCGCGTAGGTTGATAAGTCGGCGCACAGTACCTGAGCGCCACAATCCCAAAAGGTAAATCCGATGCAAGACAACGGCAACGACCGTGGCGCCAGCCACGGGCAGAATGCACAGCCCGACTCTGTGAAGGGCGATAAGAGCAGCGACGACAAAAAGCGGGAGGCCGCCGCCTCTCCAGACAAAAAACCCGGCCAGGCCCCTAATGGGCCAAATGAGCAGCACGGAAAGGCCGGCCAACAGAGCCATAAGAACGATCGCTAGTTCAAGGCGGCGTTCTCGATCACCCGGCAAGGTCCGGGTGGTCGACCGCCCAGCGCGAAATCGCCTCAAAACTGAAGCGATTGTCATTAAGGCTGCCCCTTTACCTCTTCGTCAACGATCACTGCGCGGCTTCCATCATTCCAGGAGCGGCGCCTGGGCGTCTCCGGCGGCATCAGATTGAAGTGATCGACAAGCACGTCGAGTGCCTGGAGCAACCGACGCTCGGCACGTTTGCGGCCCTGCCCGCCTTCGCCACAGCCAAGGCGCTTTGCCAGCGTACGCACCGAGCCGCCGTACACGACAACCTGGTCGACGATCGCTGTTGCCTCAGGCCCGAGAGCGCGTTGGGCGTCCATAAGCTCGGCGCGGGCGTCGTCTTGCGAAGCCGAAATCTGATCCTGCTGCGGCCCAGACGTGTCGACCCTGACTTGCGAATAGTCCGTCGCCCGTGCCCCACCAATCTGGGAACGCTCGTAGAGGTGGCAGTAGTGGGCGGCAGCCAGGAACTGCGCCTCCGTCTTCGTGGAGACCTTCGCCAAACCACCGACGAGCAGCGTCTGGTTGATAGCCGCCAGTTGCAGGGTCACAGCCGCGTCGTCGCCGCCACTGCCCTGCGAGTGCGAGGTGATCTCACCGTTTTCCACCGCATCGAGCAGGCCGAGCGTGGCGAACGGATTTTCGATCAGAACCAGCTTGTAGACGACCGATTCCTTGCCCTCGCCATCGCCCTTGTCGACGATCTTGCGGAGAGCGGTGTAGCGGTGCTTAGCGACTAGCGCCCGGGCCTTCTCCCTAGCCATGACGCCATAGAGCCGGTGCAACGTCTCGATGCATTCGCCATAGGCACGGGTGTACTCCACCGACTCCGCCTGCATGGCTGCTTCCGCCGCCGGCAGTTCGGCCGAAGCCTGGGCATAAGTGATTTCGGAAGGCTTAGCCTTCTTCATGCGGGCGACCTCTCGATGATGAACAACCTGCTTGATGCCGCGCTCACCGACGGCGCGCTGATAGGAGGGGTCGACCCACAGGTCGCGCGGGTCGACCATTTCACAAATCGGCATGCCGGTAGGCGGCATGGCCGGCGTGAGGCCCGAAAGGCTCACCGCCGCGATCTGGCGTAAAGGCTCCATCTAGTTTCCCTCCTGTCGGGTTATCGGCTGGCCCTCGCGCAGGTGCGCGTGTGGCGCGGGTGCGTGCGTGTGCGAGGCCATTGCCTGTTGCATATGCACATCGTTCCAGTCGGCTCCGACATCAGCCGGGATTTCGACCTGGGTCATGATCTTGCGAAGCTCCAGCCGGTTGGCGAGCGTGAAGGCCGCTTTCTGGCCGTCCTTGTTGGCGTCGTTGTCGCCAAAGATGATGATTTCCTTGAAGCCCTCCGGCGGTTCCCAAACAGACAGCCTCCCAGAGTTGAGCGCAGCCCATACCGGCACGCCGAACAGCAGCGAGGCTGACAGCGCAGTCTCCACGCCCTCCGCAATGCCAAGGGCCGCATGCCTGGGCTCAAGCCGCATAAGCCGCACGGCCCCACCGTCTGGCAGCTTGCCGATGGTCAGGCGCGGGTTCTTCATCGACGCCTTGTGCCCCTCGGGCGTCAGGAATGTTCGCTGCAAGCCCGCCAAATCGCCGTGCTCGTCGACATAGGCCGACAGCATGCCCGGCAGCGTCTTGGACGGGCCATACGGGATTGCCGGGTGGAACCGGAGCGCCCGGCTTTCGATGAAGCGCCCTAGCCGGCCAGCCAGGTAACGCCCCGCGGGGTCTTCTGGAGCAATCTTCTGGCCGCCCCTCCAGAGAGCCAAGACCTCGGCATGGATTTCGGCATCCGACGGCACATCGGATTTCATCACCTGCTGCTTCTCGGCAGGCAGGGTGCCCGTGCCAATGACACCCTCGATGAGGCGCGCCGCCTGTGCGAAGTCGCAGCGCTTGAGATCCATGATGAGCCCGAAACCGTTACCGGCACTGCCGCTGGCATTGGTCGTTTCGGAGCTATGCGACTGGTTGCAGAACCAAGTGCCGCCGCCGTCCTTATCGTCGAAGCGGAACCGGTCTTTGCCACCGCACACGGGGCATTCGCTGCCACGGTTGGTCAACAGCTTCGCGTCGACGCCGAGCGCGGGGAGGATTTCGCGCCAGCGTCCCCGGGCGCGTTCAGTGATCTTAGGCTGCATTTGCTGCCCTCGACTGCTTTTCCTGCGCCTTGGCCCACCGGATCGCCCCAGCCTTCACCCAGTTGCGGCAATTGATATCAGGCTCCATGGGAGTGGCGTTTAGTCCTCGCGGCCACACGCCAAACCGATCCTTGTACCGATGAGCCGCCCATCCCTCGCTCTTGCCCTGGGTTTCGACGTACCAGAGCAGGCCGGACCAAAAGCGCTGCTTCGTCGCCTTGTCGGCCTGCCGCTTCTCACCCGTGAGCTGGAACAGTTCGCCATCGGCGGTTTCGATGTCTTGCCGACGCTCGGGGGCAAACCCGCACTGAGGGCATACGTGCACTCCGGCTGGCTTGAGAACGCCGCATGACGAGCACTCTTTCGGAAGCTTGATTTCCTTCTGGCGCTGCCCCTTTCGCTCCGCTGCCTTGCGCTCGCCGTCGTCAAGGTGGTCGTGGTTGATTTCGGTCACGAAGCCGAGGTTGAGGGTGGTGTCGGAGTGATCGAGAATGAGGCAGTCATCCTTGCCTGGAGCCTTCCGAAGCCCACGGCCGACGATCTGCACGTAGAGCATTTCGCTCTTGGTCGGGCGAGCCAGAATGATGCAGCGCACATCCCAGTCCACGCCGGTGGTGAGTACGCCGACATTGACGACGACCTTGACCCGGCCGGATGCAAACGCCGCCGCAATGGTCTCCCGTTCGCTTTTCTCGCTGAAGCCGTCGACATAAGCAGTCGACACACCGGCACGCTCAAATTGGTCGGCAAGCGACTTGGCATGGGCGCGGTTGACGGCGAAGCACAGCGCCGGGCGGTTCTCGCCTTTGGCCAGGTACGTGGCGACGATATCAGCGACCAGTTGCGGCTTGTCCATCGCCTTGGCAAGCTGGTCCTCCCGGTAGTCGCCTGCCAACGTCTTCACGCCTGCAAGGTCAGGATGCGACGGGGCGTAGGCCCGAAAGGGCGTGATGTCGCCGCGCTCGATCAGTTGCGAGAGCGTGATGGGCCTGATGAGGTCCGTGTAGCGCTTGCCGAGGCCCTTCGCCCATGGGGTGGCGCTCAGCCCAATGAACGGCAGCGTGGTGCGCTCGGCCATCCAGTCGTTGATGATCTTGAACACCAGGTGCGCCTCGTCGACGATGACGAGATCAGTTTCGGGAAGTGAGCGGCGCGCCAATGTTTGGACGCTGGCCACCTGTACCGGCTGCGTGCGATCGGTGCTGGGGTGGTCGGCCTGGATGACGCCCACGCAGGTTACGCCGTACTTGGCCAGCCGCCTGATAGTCTGGTCGATAAGCTCGATAGCCGGCACCACGAACACGACCCGCCTGCCCTTGGCTAGAGCACGCTGGATGATCTTTACCGCCGTCTCGGTCTTTCCCGCACCAGTGGGGAGCTGGAGCATCGGCCGGCGCCTACCACGTGCCAGCGCCGCGTAGGCCTCGTCAATGCACTGCTGCTGGTAGTCGTAGAGCTGGAGAGAGGTACTCATACCCTACCTCCCCTACTGTGCCCTACGATAGTTTCTCCCCCTTGGCTAAGTTCTTCTTTCTGGCTTCTGGCTTCTGGAATATGGGCTTTATCCACCCCCTTAACCCGGGGGTTGGGTTGGGGGTTAACCCCTGCCTTAAGCCGAGGGTTTCCACCTTTCCCGCCGTTTGCCTTATCCGTCTCTGCCTTCTCGGCATCCCTGATTAGGCGACGGCTGTAGATAACCCCATCATCGGTAACGCTGTAGACGCCGGCCTCCAGCAGCTCGGCCAATCCACCCTTGATCACCTTTTCAGGGATGCCGCACAGGACGGATAAAAGGGCAGGATCGGGAGGTCGCCCGTTCACGGCCAGAAAACCGACCGGCGACGATTGCTGCATGATGCAAATCATCTCCATCCAGAGGCCTCTTGCAGCAGCCGAACACGAGCGAAGCCCGAGATCGGATTGCCAGTCTGAAGGGTAGAATTTCATCCAGGGTTGGCGCGCCATTACCGAGGAAGCCTCAGAACGTGCGCCAAGCGATCCCAGGACGAAATCAGCGCTCGCGCGTTGTGCAAATTCGGGGTTTCTTCGTTCTGTCGGAACGCCACCCGATACGCGTTGAAGGCCGCGCGCTGCGGCTCCCGTTGCATGTCGATCACGACAGCCGAGCCGAGCAGCCGGGTCACGTCGACGCCTTCGACGGCTGCCATAGCTTCGCCGTCCACGATCCTGTCGTGCTTCATCATCATCTCCGAAAAGCTTCGTGATGGCCGGGACAGGGATCACCACGACCTCCGATGGCGCGTTTTGCGATTTGGGAAATCTGGCGATGAGTGCAGACGCGGTAGAACTCGGCGTTCTCGCCCTCTATCTCGCCCTTCTTCTGCATGATGCCATGCGCGATCCAGTCGACATGCACAACCACGCCGCTCGCCAGCTTTTCGTCAATGAGCTTGTGAATTTCGGCAATGACGCTCTCTTCACTCACGGCTAAATCCTCGTGATAATCTGGTCATGAACACGGTCGATTTTTTGGATGGCCGCCCTTAGCCGCTCGGCCTCTGCCGGGATCAGGCCTGGCAAAAGCCGCTCAAGGTCGAACTCTGCCGCTTGACGCGCGTATTCTTCGACATCGCCGACGAAATGCAGGGACCGGTTGAACTCACCCGGATCGCGACCATGCAGGTCAATTATCGGCTTGGGTGCAGATGCTGTGCCCATTTCCGCCAGCTTGGTCACGGTCGGCGGGGTCGGGCTTTCGACCAGCTTCTCGAATTGGTCGGCTGGCACGTTGGCGACACGGATTGCGGTGTGCATCTGATCGCGGGACATGCCGGCGTCGGATGCCGCCTGCTTTCGGCTGATCAAAGTAGGCGCGTCCCCACTTTGATACTCAGCAGATTTGCGATCGCCACCTTTCTGCGGCTCGATCTGTTTGAGCAGTTCCCCTGCCCTGCGGATAGCTCGGTCCCGAATGCGGGTCGCCATGCGCATGAGCTCTTCGTCCTTAGCTTGCTTGGCATAGGACGCGAGCGCGGCAGCTTTGTCCGCCCAGGACTGGCATTCGTCGACCGACACGCAGTTGTAGAGCGCCGTCTTGGCATTGGCATAAGTCTGGGGAATACGAGCCCCCGACACACTGATCTGAGCAATATCGCTCATGCGGCCACCACCTTCCCCGCTTCGGGCTCCTTGAAGACATCAGGCCGCAATTCGTGCGCGGGCACGCCGGATATCCTCGCGACTTCGTGGCAGTACTCTGCTGGGACGCCACGTCGCGTCTTGTTTAGCCACGACCAGACGTTAGCTTGGGAGGTGTGGAGGTGCCGGGCCATGCTGTTTTGGCCACCGACGATTTCGACTGCGCGGGCAAAGGCTGGGTTCTGCATGCGGCGCAGAATACAGCATTAACTGTTAAGGTAAACAGTTTTCTTGTGGCGACGGCTGACAAATTATCCTGTAGGCTACGAGAACGCTAACTTTTCAAGGACTTGTGCGATGGCGACCCTGGGGGAAAGAATTCGGCAGGCCCGCATAGCGCAAGGGATGAGCCAGGCCGAACTTGGCCGCAGGGCAGGTATTACCCAGCAGGCTTTGGCAGGACTAGAGTCGGGGCGCACCAGCCGCAGCCGGCACACGCCCGAATTGGCTCAGGCCTTGGGCATGCGACTACAAGACTTGACCGGGGAAGAGCAGCAGGAGATTGACTTCGGCGCGCACGGCGCGCAAGCGGCCCCGGCGCAAGCGATCGACCTATCGAACCTGCCTCGCGACATCCCCGTATTAGGCCAAGCGATCGGCGGCAGCACCGGCGACTTCACCTTCAACGGCCAGGTGATTGACTACCTCAGACGGCCTCCAGGCATTGCCACAATGAAGGATGTGTTCGGCCTTTATGTCACCGGAACGAGCATGTATCCGAAGTTTGAGGAAGGGGAGCCCATCTATGTCAGCGCCTCCCGACCTCCTGCCATCGGCGACTATGTGGTGGTCGAGCTGCACGAGGCTGGTGACGGCGAAGGCAACGCTGGCTTTATCAAACGCCTGCTGAAGCGCACGCCGACCACCATAAAGTGCGAGCAGTTTAACCCGCCGATGGAAATCGAGTACGACCGCGAGAAAGTGAAGGCCTTATTCCGCGTGATCCCGCTGACGGAACTGGTGGGTATCTAGCCACAAACAATTAACCCTGTTGACAACAACATTTGTTGTGTCATTCTGGCCCCAACGAAACACCGTTGGAGGCCGATATGCTCGCCGAGACACTTCATCAAAGCTCCGTCGACGACGCCCTGGTCGCGACCATCACCACGTATCGCGAAGGTCTGGAGGCGTACAACAACCGCGCCTCGCGCCACCTTTCGTCCGATGAACTTGACCAGCTCGCCGACGGCACTTTCGGCCAGGCGATGCACAAGCTCGAGGAATGGCAGCAGCCTGCTGGTTCTCTCGAAGCCGCCATTGCGGCGCTGCGGGTCGCCGCAGACGAGAACAAAGACTTCTCGGGTAGCGACCTCTCCAGCCAGATGGTCCTCGTAGCGCTTGCCTACTTCGACCCGACTTATTCGCCCCGCACCTGAGAAATCGGCTCAGGAGAGCGGGTTGCACAACTCTCCTGAGCCTCACCACAACCAGATTTGAGGCCTGTTATGGATACCCAGACCGATACCACATGCCCGCCGCCCCTGGCCACTCCGTCCAGATACGAAGCCATGAGCGTTTGGAACCTCTACACCATGATGACCACCATGGTGGCAGTGAAGCAGCTGTTCAACCTTACCTGCTGCGCCGCACCGACGGGCGATGATCCCGTCTTCGAATGGGCCGAGGAGCAGGAGAGCAAGCTCGACGAAGAGTTGCAGGCCATGGCCGACAACCTCATGGCGCGCAAAAATCTCCCCGTCGATGAGCAAGACTATCGCGAAATGGCAATGAAGCGTGTGGACGGTTTCGTGCTGGCCACTGACCTGCCGGAGGTGGGCAAATGAGCATCACTATTCCCGCCAGGACGAGCACGGCCATCGACGAGATCGACGCCGCTATCGACCTTTTCCGCACAGCCCACAACGCGCTGACCACCGATGGCGGCCTCGTCGAACAGGACATCGAGGCGATCGCTTCGACGATCTATACCGGGCTTGCGATCATCGCCCCGGTACGCGCGGCCGTGAACAAAGCCCACGGGGAGGGGCGGATATGAGCAACCCTAACCATGTCATTGCTCTTTCGCTCGCCCACTATCAGCCGTCGGTCGATATCGGCGACCTCTCGATGCGCGAGACGTTTCTTCTGGCGTCGTTGCTACAAAGCCTTTCCAACGTCGTGGCGGCGGCCATTCCCGGCTTCTCTCCAGCCGTTGCTCACTACCTCGACGACTGGCAGGCGCTTTTCAGCGAGCAGGTGGGCCAAATTGCTGATGTCGTGAAGGATGCGCAGCCAGCCGACGAGGGCTCCCAGCGAGCCCGGAACTGGCTGTTGGCCAGCTTCCGCCTGACGCTGGCCGAGGGGCTGATGGACCTGACAGGCGAAGGTGGAGAGGATTACGACGACGAGTTCTCCCGCCGGCTGATGGAGCAGGAGGGCTCCAGATGACCGAGCCGGACGAACAGGCAAAGCCCGAACCCATGGATCTTCTTTGGGGCGCCGCAGAGATCGCCCGCGTCATTAATCGTACGCCCAAGCAGACCTTCCACATGCTGGAAAGCGGCCATATTCCTCCAGCCCGCAAGGTTGGCGGGAGGTGGGTGGTAGGACGGCGGGAGCTGGCCAAACTCTTTGGTGCAATGGAATGAGCAACCGGGCATCCGCCTTCCGGCAATCGGATGTTGCTCGCGTTATCCGTGGCGCGCAGGCCGCTGGGTTAACCGTTGCGAGCATTGAAATTGACCCGAATGGCAAGATCGTCGCAAGGTTCGGGGAAGGCGCCACCAGCGCCAGCGTCAACGAGTGGGACGAGGTTCTTACCGATGGGCAAGCGAAATGGGCTGCCTCCAAACGTCAGCGAGTTTAAGGACCGGCATGGTAACTGGCATGTCCGGTATCGCGCCAAGGGAGCGCCTACCCACTACTTCGAGCATAAGCCGGGCACAGAAGAATTCCGGGCTGAGCTTGAGGCTTGCCGTGCAGGCACCCCGCCCCTCCTTAAGATCAAGAGCGGCGCCAGGACCAAGCCCGGTTCAATCTCGGCTCTCATTGCCCTCTACTACTCGACAGCGGAGTATACCGGGCTAGCAGACAGCTCGAAGAAGACCTACCGCAATACGCTGGAGCGATTTCGCGAAGCGCATGGCACCAAGATGGTGGCCACGCTTGAGCGCAAGCACATCAAGGCCATCATCGGCGGGATGTCCGAGACCCCGGCCGCCGCCAACAAACTGCTCGACAAGATCCACATTTTGATGGCCCTGGCTGTGGATGAAGGCTGGCGGAAGGACGATCCGTCGTTGGGCATCAAGGGCTATTCGAAGAAGACTGAGGGCTTCCACACTTGGACCGAGGATGAGATTGCGGCTTATTGCGCGAAGCACCAACGCGGAACGAAGCCGCGCCTTGCGCTAGACCTGATGCTTTACACCGGCCAGCGCCGTTCTGATGCCGTCCCTATGGGCAAGCAGCATTTCGAGCGAGGCCGCGTCCGCGTGCGGCAGTTGAAGACCGGCGAAGTCGTCTCGATCCGCGTTCACCCCGAGTTGCAAGCGACAATCGAGGCCTCGAAGGCCGCCGGTATCGTTGGCGATTTGGCCTTCCTGGTGACCGACTACGGCTTGCCGTTTTCCATCAACGGCTTCGGCAACAAGATGCGCGAATGGTGCGACGAAGCGGGGTTGCCGCAGTGCTCTTCGCACGGACTGAGAAAGGCTGCCGCCCGACGCCTGGCCGAAGCCGGATGCACCAATCAGCAGATAAAGGCCATCACCGGCCACACGACCGATACCGAGGTTGCCCGCTATACCGCGGCGGCAAACCAGCAGTTGCTAGCCGACCAAGCCATGGCCGCGATTACCCCTAAGCGGGTTAGCCAACGTCGCAAAAAAGCGTAG